ACGGCGGCTGCGGGTATTAACTACACCTTCATTGTGGGCACCACGTTTACCGGCGCAGGCCAGATCAACACAGACAACGCCAGTGACTTGTTCTCTGGTTTTGCCTATGTCTTTGATCCAGCCACTGCAACGGATAACAACACCTTTATTCCTGACGGCAGTGACGACGACACCATTGATTTGGGAACGGCGGCACAGGGTTGGCTTGTGGGTGGAATCATCCGCTTGGTGGCAACCACGGCTGCGGTGTGGCATTGCGAAGCATATCTGCATGGTGATGGCAGCCTAGCTACCCCATTTGAATAAATTAAAGGAGTAGTGATATGCAGTCTGATGTTCAGACCACTCGGGTAAGTGCCGATGGCTATATCACAGGTGCGTCAGGGAAAGCCCAACCGGCGCGTGTTAAGGCCGTGTATTACGTAGCTTCTGGTACTGCCGGAACGATTGCGTTAAAGAATGGCTCCGGCGGATCTACGCTGGTCACTATCGATACACCCGCGTCAGCGACGGCGACGGATCAGGTATGGTTTCCTGAGAACGGCATTCGTTTTTCGGATCGAGTGTATTGCGATGTCACCAATGTTTCTTTTGTCACCGTAGTATGGGCAGGCTAAGACATGGCAAAGTACAAGGTAGTCCAGAACGGCGAGCGTATTCCAAGCGGTGAGCCGGTCTATCAAGTAGTGACGACGGACGCAGGCAACCCTGTCGTCGTTGGCGAGTTGATGACCAAGAAAGAGGCGGAGGCAGCCATGAAAGCATTGGCCCCCGCCAAAGAGGCTCCAGCTAAGAAAGCGCCCGCCAAGAAGGCACCGCGAGCGAAAAAGTAATCCATGGCAGAACAGACCGCATCAGAGGTTGCCATGGAATTGAACGCGCATGAACGCGAATGTGCATTGCGCTATGAGGCCATCCTGCGGAGGTTGGATGATGGTTCAAATCGCTTTGATAAACTGGATCGCTGGGTGATGGGGCTGTATGCCACCATCATTGGCATGGCTGCCCTCAGTATTTTTGCCCCGTTCGGAGTATCGTGATGTACCAGTACCGGGCAACAGTAACGCGAGTAATTGATGGAGATACCGTCGATTGTGATATCGATTTAGGATTCTCCGTGGTTCTGACTAAGCAGCGTATTCGTCTGTACGGTATTGATACACCCGAAAGTCGCACCCGCGACAAGGAAGAGAAGAAGTACGGGTTACTAAGCAAGGCGTTTTTGCAGGACTCTATTGATAAGGCCGGAGACTCCCTCACGATCCAGACCCATAAAGATGGGCGCGGTAAGTTTGGTAGAATCCTTGGGCAACTTCTTGATAGTGATGGTAATTGCATTAACGATATTATGTGTGAGATGGGGTATGCGGCCCCGTATTTTGGGAAGTCCAAAGAGGATATACGCCAGATTCATCTGGCTAATCGAGAGAAGGTGGATAAGCTGAATCATGAATAAGCAATTAGAAAATCTCATTATCGATTGTTTGTTTGAGTTGAGTCGTCCATTGACCGGAGCGCCGGTCATAATATTGTGGGATGAGGTTAAACATGAGGTGATCCTGCAAACAACTGGAGATGTGGTGGCAGTTCATGTGATTAACGCCAATCAGTTTTTGGCGATGTCGCCCCATGCGATCCTGCAATTAGCACGTTCTTTTGCAGAAGACGCAGGTGTTGCGGCATAGTGTTTAAACAGTACAAGGAGGCTTAGAAAGCGTTTAAACATGGCGAAAGATAAAGCAGGTGTCGTCATGGGAGAGTTTAAACGCGGTAAACTAAAATCTGGTTCTGGGGGTAAGGTTAAGAATCGCAAGCAGGCGATAGCCATTGCGCTCAGTGAACAACGTAAACAAGGAGGCAGAATGCCTAGTTATTACGACAGCAAATCATCCAAGCCGAAGAAGACCAAGGTGAAGAAGTATCAGGGTGGCGGCCCGTTGGTGAGGCCACGAGTCAATGTTCTGGGTACAGGAGCCGCGGCAGCGCATCAACGCGCACAGGCTGGCGGGACCCATGCGTCTGAGCTTGCGCGGCAACAGGGTCCGATGAGTCAAAGAACACGAAGAGTGGGCGGTGGTCGTGGAGTTCGTAGCGGCGGTCCGGGTTTTGCCGGTGGTGGCTCTGTCAATCAGTTGATTGATAAAAAATATAAACATGGGGGAAGGATTCCGCATAATCCTTCCGACGTAAATCCGTAGGAGGAAACCATGGATTTTGATATTGTGGCGATTCTGATGTACGCGACCGCAGCGGTGACGGCATGTTCCGCCATTGCGGCTGTAACTCCCACGCCAAAAGACGATCAAGCCGTGGCCTGGGCATACAAGGTCATTGACATGATTGCCTTGAACTTTGGTAAGGCGAAAGATAAGGGAGAGACGGGGGCCTAAATGGCAACCAGCGGCACCTATACCTTCAACCTTGATCTTGGCGATATTGTTGAGGAGGCGTTTGAGCGGGCTGGATTAGAGGCTCGCTCTGGCTACGACTACCGCACGGCTCGTCGTAGTCTTGATTTAATGTTCCTTGAATGGCAGAACAGGGGGTTAAATCTTTGGACGATTCAGGAGGGAAGTCAAGCTATTACCGCTGGAACCTCACGCTATGCGTTAGATGGTGACGAACTCGATGTGGTCGAAGCCTTCATCCGTACTGATTTGGGTAGTACATCGAATCAATCGGATCAGATGATGACTCGCATTTCCATTAGTCAGTATGCGCATTTGACCAATAAGTTGGAGCAAAGCAAGCCTTTGCAGTACTGGATCGAGCGTGATCCGGGGGCGATTGCGGTCAATCTATGGCCAGTTCCCGATGATGCAATGACCTATACCCTTGTCTATTACTACTTGCAGCGTATTGAGGATAGCGGCTCGCCGGGAACAAATAACGTTGATATCCCGTCACGCTTTCTGCCGTGCATGGTGGCGGGGCTTGCTTATCAGGTCAGTCTTAAAACGCCAGAGGCAACCAATCGTTCACCGTTATTAAAGCAAATCTACGAGGAGCAGTGGCAGCTTGCTTCTGAAGCAGATCGAGAGAAAGCATCTTTGTTTATGGTGCCGGGAGGCTACGATTGACTAGCTATACCAGGGGTAAATATGCCTTCGGCTTTTGTGATCGAACGGGGTTTCGTTACAAGCTGAAGGATCTAGTACCACAGATTAAAGGAGGCTACCCCACAGGTTTTCGTGTGGGCAGGGATGTAGTGGATAAGGATCAGCCGCAGTTGCAGTTAGGTCGTCTGCATATGTCAGATCCACAGGCATTGCGTAATCCACGACCTGATACCGCACTGGATGAGAGTCGCAGGCTTTCTGCTTGGGACCCTATTGGCGGTGGTGTAACTGCCTTTGGAAGCCGCACAGTAGGCTTGGACATGCACGGTGAGGTTGGCTTTATCAAGGTGACGATCAGCTAATGGCGGACGGCCAAACAGTCCCAGCTGGTTATTACGTCAGCAACAGCAAAGACGAGGATTGTTTTTTTGTTGATGCCAAAGGTAATTACTATTTTAAGAAGGCGACTGGCGAGAAGTGGTCAACCACCGACAAGTGGAACTTCGATCACCTCTGCGATGTAACCACCGTCAATGCAGAGCAAGGCGTCAGTGCCGATGTAAACACCCACGATGGCCGTGGCCTGGAAGTGAGTGTGTCGGCCCACGTCGGCGTATCCGTGTCGAGCGTGATGAAGTGGAAGTACATGAACCCTGATGGCAATGCTGCCACCCTATGGGCTGGCCCAACGGCTGGTGTGGGTGCTGGTGCAAGTGCTGATGTCGGCGTTTGGTATGACAAAGACGGCAACATTCACATGAAGTTCGGAACCTCCGGTGTGATTCCGCACATGGATTTTGGCGCGTCCGTGGTGATTAACCCCAAGACGGTAGAGGATTTAGACAAGCCTACGGCAGAGGACAAGGCATTTTCTAAAGGCTTTACCGAAGGCATTACGCTGGGTATCGCACATAAGTCACCTCCGGTGATCACCAAGACGGTTGCCACCATCCACAAGTTTGCGGATGACGTGGGCAAGTTGCTATAGGAATAGAGCATGGCTTGGACTTACACCACATTGACGCAGGCCATTAAGGACTACACTGAGAATACGGAGACGACGTTCTCTAACAATATCACTGTGTTTATCCAACAGGCGGAAGTGACGATACTCCGCGCAGTCCAGCTGCCTGTCTTTCGTAAGAACGTAACGGGGACGATGACTGCCTCGAACGCCTACCTATCAACTCCGAGCGATTTCCTGCGCCCCTATTCGCTGGCAATTATTAACAGCAGCAGCCACGAGTATCTAATCAACAAGGACGTGAACTACGTTCGCGAGGTGTACCCCAATCCGGCAACGACGGGTGTACCTAAGTATTATGCTTTGTTCGATGACAATACGTTTATCATCGGCCCTACTCCGGGTTCCAACTACACTTCAGAATTGCATTACTTTTACAAGCCGGAGTCGATCACGGCGGCTAGTGCGGGTACTAGCTGGCTTGGTACGAATGCAGAGGATGCCCTTTTGTATGGCTCATTGCTTCAAGCCTACATCTTTATGAAGGGTGAGCCGGACGTAGTTCAATCTTATGCACAGCAATTTCAAACATCGGTTGAGGCATTGAAACTCGAAGGCGATGGTTATGATCGCACCGATGCGTACCGGGATGGTCAGTTAAGGATGAAAGTTAGTTGATGGCTAAAAGCATAGACCACGTGGCCCTCTTAGGGTTAGGCCATAGTCAGTTGGACTATCATCTGTCGATTACGCACAGCGAAGAATACGACGAAGTTTGGGCGATTAATTCGATGTGTGCTGTAGTCAATCCAGATCGTGTCTTTATGATGGACCCCGCTTCACGCTTCTTTGATAGCGATGATGCTGGCGGTCAAACCGAGGTGATGCGAAAGACGTTGCCCATGCTGACATGCCCTATCTATTCCTGTGAATTAGATGATCGAGTACCGGCGATAGCACTGTATCCCTTAGAAGAGATTGTCGAGGAATTGGGATGCGGTTATTTCAACAATACGATTTCTTACGCGATTGCGTTTGCGCTATGTGCGCTATGGAAGCGGGTTAAGCGTCTTAGCGTCTTTGGCGCTGATTTTACTTACACCACCAACATGCACTTCGGTGAACTAGGCCGGGCGTGTTGTGAATTCTGGCTGGCGCGCTGTCTTGCAGCAGGCATGGACATTGCGGTGGCACCCAGTTCTCCGCTCTTAGACACCAACGTTGCCGAGAAGAAAAAGTTGTACGGGTATCATCGCCTAGAGAATCCTCCGGTCGTGTATGCGGAAGAAGGTAACCTGAAGGTGACAAAATTCTCCAACATTGAGCAGGAAGAAGAAGTCGTGGTATCGATTCATGGGCGTGAGGATGATGTGAAACCAGTGAAACAGGCGGGCGTGCAGCCCGTTGAGCCAACGAGTTACTGATGCTGCAAGTTGATTTAGAAACGTCGGTTGGAAATCTTGGGGTAGAAACCACGCATAATCGGGGGCATACCCCGGAAGAATGGGCCAAGATGGCGGCCAACAGGATTGTGAGTATTAGCAATACAGCCCCCGAACCCCTTCGGCAGCAGGCGCATGCGTTTAAGGAACAGGTAGAAGTATTGCTTGCGGATTACATGCACAAGGCTATTGATAGTCATATGTGTACGGTAGGGAATTTTCTCGAACAACAAGGCCACGGTGATATGGCCGTAATACTTAGGAGGCTGTAATGGCAATCACACAGGCAATGTGTACGAGCTTCAAGAAAGAATTAATGGAAGCCAAGCACAATTTTCTACTCTCAGGGGGTAATACCTTTAATCTGGCGCTGTACACCAGCTCAGCCACGATGAGTGCGGCGACTACGGCGTATAGCACGGCCCAAGAAGCGACGGGAACGAACTATACGGCTAAGGGTTCTTCCCTGACGAGGATAAATCCCACGACTTCTGGCACCACGGCGTTCACGGACTTTGCCGATTTAACCTTCGGTACCTGCACGATTACGGCGCGAGGCTGCATGATCTTTAACGATTCTGCTTCTGGCGATCCTTCTGTAGCGGTGTTTGATTTCGGTGGTGATAAGACCAGCACAGCGGGTAGCTTTACGATTACGTTTCCCACGGCGGATGCTAGTAACGCTGTGATTCGCATTGCCTAATACATGGCAAATGTTACAGGCTGGGGACGTGGCACATGGGGATCAGGCGCTTGGAGCCAAGAAGACCCGGTTGCGATCACGGGTCTTGCAGGCACCGGGGCGGTTGGCACCCTACTGGCGGCAGGCTATGCACTCACTGGTGTCAGCGGCACAGCATCCACGGTCGCGCTGGGTGAGGAAACCGTTACCGGCGATGCCAACGTTTACCCGACAGGTGTCAATGCCACAGGCGCAATCAGCTCACTCACCGTCACGGGAATTGCTAACGTTGCCGTTACTGGCCTCGCGGGTACGAGCGCGATTAGCTCGGTTACACCCAGTGGAGCGTCTAATGTATCTGTTACAGGACTTGCAGGAGCTGGCTCTGTTGGCACAGTTGTTGCCACAGGTGGTGCAACGATTGCACTTACGGGTCTTGCAGGCACTTCGGCACTTGGCTCCGTTACGGTCACAGGTATTGCCAATGTGGCACTCACTCTGGACGCAGCTACGAGCGGCTTGGGATCACTTACGGTCACAGGCGAGTCGAACATTGCAGTTACGGGGCTTGCCGGAACAGGAGAAATCACGGGCCTCCTTGTCTGGGGTCTTATCGATACCGATCAAGACCCCAGTTGGAGTACGATATCCGATAGTCAAACACCATCCTGGTCAGGCGTTAGTGACACGCAAGACCCAGATTGGAAAGAGGTAGCTTAAATGGCGACATATGTAAATGACCTACGACTGAAAGAAATCGCAACCGGCGATGAATCAGGTACGTGGGGCACAAGCACTAACACGAATTTAGAGTTGATCGGTGAAGCTTTCAGCGTTGGCACCGAAGCGTTGTCCGATGCGTCCACCGGCACGATTACGGTACAAGACGGTGCGTCCGACGCTGCCCGTGCGATGAATATGAAATTATCTGGCAGCTTGTCTCAAGCCTGCACAGTCACCCTCGCACCCAACACGCTGTCCAAAGTCTGGTGCATTGAAAATAATGCAGGCGCTGCTGTTACGTTGACCCAAGGCACCGGGGCTAACGTTGTCATTCCTAACGGCGGTATCCGCATGGTCGTAACCGATGGAGCCGGATCAGGGGCTGCGATTACGGACGTACTCGATGTCTTAGGTGGCACCGGCAATATTGCCCTTGGTTCAGGAGCTATGGGAACGGCCCTCACCACCGGCACGGATAACGTGGCTATCGGTGAGAACGCGCTGGATGCAGTGACGACGGGCGCACGTAATACAGCGGTTGGAGACAATGCCGCAGGTGCTATCACCACTGGCGCTGACAATATCGCGGTAGGTCCGAATGCTTTACTTGTAGGGACTACAGGAACTTATAACGTGGCTGTAGGTCGTAGTGCGCTGGTGGCTGCTACGACAGGCTCATATAACATCGCCATAGGCGGTTTAACTTTAGATGCCCTGACAACGGCAGAGAATAATATAGCCATTGCATTGGTCATCAGGCTTTAACAGCTAATACTAGCGGAACTGATAATGTTGCAGTTGGAGCCAACGCCCTAGACGCCAACACCACGGGTAATGACAACACTGCCATTGGTGACAATGCGTTGGGAGCAAACACGACGGCAGCGGGCAATGTTGCTGTGGGCAGTGCTGCGCTACTCGTTAACACGACAGGCGCTGGTAATACTGCTGTAGGAGCCTATGCTCTTGATGCTAATACCACTGCTTCAAATACCACAGCGATTGGTAACGAGGCTTTAAGCGCGAATACAACAGGTGCTGATAATACTGCCATAGGTAAACGTGCGCTGGACGCGAATACCACGGGAGGCTATCTCGTTGCGATTGGGGTGGATGCGCTTGGTGCAAATACCACGGCTAGTCACAATATTGGAATAGGTAACAGTGCACTAGGGGCAAACACTACCGGGGCTTACAACATTGCCATTGGCAGGCTTGCTTTAGATGCCAATACCACGGCTTCTAATAACATTGCTGTTGGCTATGCGGCGCTTGGGGCCAACACCACCGGAACCTCTAACACCGCTGTGGGTTATGCGGCACTAAATCTTAATGCAACAAACGATAACAACACCGCTGTTGGATACAATGCTTTAGAAAACAACGTCGCTGATAGCAACACGGGCGTTGGTTATTCTGCTCTGGGAGCCAATACCACGGGTGAAAATAATGTCGCCATTGGCGTTAATTCCTTAGACGCAAACACCACGGCTGATTACAACGTTGCTATAGGTAGAAATGCACTGCTTGTCAACACCACAGGCACAGAAAACGTTGCTGTGGGCTATGCCGCTTTAGATGCTATTACAACATCCTCATACAATGTTGCTGTGGGTAATAATGCATTAGGTGATAATACATCGGGTTCACGGGGTACGGCTTTGGGTCGTGCTTCTTTATATAGAAACACTACAGGACATGATAATACGGCTGTTGGTTATACGGCTTTATATTCAAACACCACAGGCCTATCCAATACTGCTGTAGGTTCTTATGCTTTAGACGCTAATACGACAGCAGATCAAAATACTGGGATTGGTTATAACGCGCTTACTGCTACCACGACAGGTGGTGCAAATACGGTTATAGGCAGCTATGGTATGCAAGCAAATACCACTGGCGCGAGTAACACGGCGGTAGGTTATTTAGTCTTAGATGCCAACACCACAGGTGACTTCAATGTGGCTGTTGGTAGAAATGCGTTGGGTGCAAATACAACAGCCGATAACAATGTTGCAGTTGGTAAAGATGCCATGCTTGTCAACACCACAGGCGATAAAAATGTTGGTGTAGGTGCTTATGCTTTAGACGCCAACACCACAGGCGGATCGAATACTGCACTTGGATATGATGCCCTCGGAGCTAATACCACAGCTTCCAATAATGTCGCTGTCGGTACTTATGCTTTAGACGCTAATACCACAGGTGCTCAAAATACTGCACTTGGACGTGGTGCTCTTGGAGGTAATACCACAGCCGATGATAATACGGGTGTTGGTTATAAAGCTCTGGAAGCCAACACCACAGGAGGATACAACGTAGCTGTTGGGTCATTGGCCTTAGACGCTAATACCACTGGCGCATCTAATGTGGCTATTGGTTATCACGCGGCTAGTGTTATGACAACGGGCGATCAAAATACAATCATGGGTCGCAATGCTGGCGATGCCATAACAACAGCAGACGACAATACGGCACTTGGATATAGCGCACTTGGTACAACCTCTACGGGGGCAAGTAATACTGCTGTGGGTTCCAACGCTTTATTTAGCAATACCACGGCTTCTAATAATACGAGCGTAGGATTCCAAGCTTTATATGCCAACACCACAGGCACAAACAATGTCGCTGTTGGTTATGCGGCGTTAGATGCAATAACAACAGCATCAAACTCTACAGCGGTTGGGTATAACGCACTAACGGCAGATACAGCAGG